GCGCTGAATTTTATCTTCATTTTTTTAGATCATTAATCTGTGCCTGTAACCCCAAGATCATCTCAATGTTTTGATCAATCTTACGATGATGTGCATCATGATCTACACGTGTGCGTGCATGTAATGCCGAATGAGCTGCCTGCAATGTCAGCAGCTGGGATTCAAGATTTTCAATATCATTTGTGTTTTTATCAATCTCCATGCCAAAACCCAAAAAGATTATTAATGCAATTACTTCCATTTTCTACTCCACTTATTTTTGAAACGGTACGACATACCGCTTACCATCGATAAAGAATCTTATAGTCGAATGACTATAAACTTCAACATTTGAATTTTGATATACAACCACGTCATTACATTGTCGCTGTAACTCATAACCGGTTACCTTGGGCCCCTTGGCAGATTCGTTAGCAATAATCGCTCCTCCAATAGCACCAATAGCAGCACCTTCATCCTTTCCAGATGCGGTACCACCAATAAGACCTCCTAAGATAGCACCAAGTAATACATCACCACCAGAAGCTGGACGCCCCTGCTGATAGATGGGTACCTTAATATCCTGACATCGTTTCTCTGATACAGGAACAGATTGTGTCACTATTTTAGTATGATCATAGACTTTTATGTCCTCTACATTTTCATTAGCAACAACTGCCGTTGCAGTTGCCATTGCAAGTAGGGGGATTATTAATACACTTTTTTTCATTCTGCATATCCTTCATGCTACGGTTCCATAATTATTAATTAGCTCATCTACCAGGTTAATTATTACATCAACATCTTCAGCATCAATAGGAGGTATCTGAAGTTCATATATACCATTTATAATGGCATCTTCTATATTATCACGATTGGCCCTACCGCCAACAAAAGGTCGGTGATATCCCTGTTCTAAGATATGAAAAACCATTGAAGCATGTGCAGTACTATTTAATCTCATTTTTTTCTTCCTCACACCAAAATCTTATGGTAACTAGGTTACCCCTTTGTTTATTTGAGTATGTATTATCTTTCTTAATCATATACTCAATATCATGATCACTTAGTATTTTTCTTAATTCAATAAGAGTCATTTACTGACGGCCTCAACCATGCTCAAAGCGAGTCCAAGAGTTGAGATATCCACTTCCTTTACTCCTTTCCAATCGTTGTCGAGAATCCGTTTCGCTACTTCCATTACTGTCACGTTTCATCCATCCTGTTAAATTATCACCAACAACGTCATCACAAGGATCGTCGCTATCTGCCATCTTTACCTCTTAGACTTTGAATTGCATATTTTATTCTAGAGGGGTACTCACCTAAAAATGTACCCGCTTCTAACATCTCTTTAGTTATAAGATGTTTATGCATATGTTCAATATCATCCCAAACCTCAATCATCCTCTTTGCCAGCCTATCAAAATAGCTATCAGACAATATAGGACGATCCTCTTCATAGTAGGCATAGGACGCCATAACATACCACGGTATCATCATATTAATATCATCGTCGATTAGATCACCACAATGTTTATCAAATATTTCATCGGCCATAGTACGCCTCTGTTAGTTGTTTCTCCATTGCATGAGCTTCAATCTCATGTGGCCGTTCATCATAAGGCAAATCATTATTCATAATCATCCCTCTGAGGTATTGAGATACATGTACCAATTCATGTAATACAGTAGTAACTAATTCTGAGGGTGAAAGAGATTTGCTGAGACGAATAGTAAATTCATTATCGTCCTCATACATGCAGTCGCCACATACTCCTTGTTTGCGCATTGCAATAATATTTATATAAACATCATCTTCAGAAAACAATTTAGAGGACCCAAAAGCGATAGCATCACAGATCAGATCCTCCTTTCTTTTTGCAAATCTTGATTCAAATTCAACTAACAAATTAATCTCCTAAGATGTAAAATCATTGATGATATCTTCTTCTTTTTGTTCTAAGATATCCTGAATCATTCCTATTAAATAATTATCCTCTTCCGAATAGAAAATATCTGATCGGAGAGAAGAGTGGATTGTATTTAATTGTAGTTCTGATAAGATAATTTGATATTTTTTCATTGATGATCTCCTTCTATATTATTAATATAGGTAGGAAAGATCTAATGTCACGGGTTGTGCACAACTATATCTACATTTTTTCCTGGATTAAATTTAAGACGATCATGTTTATGATGTAGTACCCATTTTGTATGAGGAAACTCTGCAAATATCTTTTGCCATATGGGCCTCCAGCGATCATTCAACCTTACGTTGTTGGTGGCTCCTCGATCTGAATTGATTACAAAATCTGTTGTAGATCTTAAATTCATATCAAATATGGAATCAAATCCATACATGTGTATTTCTTCGCCTCTTATTCTATTGGCCGAATAGTGAGCAGCAAAGTGACCACAATTAAGGTTTGTATAGTTCTCGGCGTATTCAGGTAAGACGGTATAGAACTCTCTTATTTGATGCCCAAACCTCATCTTAAAATTACCCTGATTTTTATTATACCAAAGTTTTGGTCTGTAACCCATAACCCAATTACCGGGTATCACCACCGAACCTTCAGTAAGAGCGGCGCACATCTTAAAATCAACAATGCAGGTAGCATATACATTAGCAATATCCATGGGAGGTTGATTACAAGTAATCTTTATTCCCTTGGCTGGTTTATAAAGTGTATGGTGATCACCATTGCCAATTATGTGTACTACTCTAGTCATTCATCTGCCTTTTAATTTCTTCTTTACCTTTAGCGCCGGTCCAATGCATAATACTAATATTTTCAGGTGCACTGTTATCGGTGAGATCCAATCGCAGTGTATTAAATTTCTTTGGAAGGCTTCTGATATATACCATCCTATTTAGTTCAGTTCTTAGGATGCCGTGCAACACGTCCTGATCTCCAAACATTTTGTTGGGCACATCCTTTAGATTCTTAACCTGCATTACCCATTCTCGTAGTATACCTGGTCTGCCCTGGAATGCAACCACCCCTGAATTATGCCACGTCTCTCCACGTCTCTTTGACCAGGGAGAGTCTTCTACCATGGATAACTTATTTGAAACTATATATCCAAATATATTTTCTATGTTTGTTCTTACTTCACAGTCTGTATCAAGCCAACATACCTTAGAGGCTCGGCGGGCAGCATCAAGCATTGCAGCTGGTTTTTTAAACCAACCACTTTCCGATAAAAACTCCTTATCAAAGTCATAGACATGTAGGATAGCACCGGGATTGTGTCTCCTAAAATTTTGTTCAAACCAAGGTAACATCCACCTCGTATTTGAATCGCATCCTGTTATGAATATCTTTTTATGCATTATAGATTTTCCAGAATCCTGATCCTGATTCAAAATCATGATGATCTAACTTAAGATTTCTTTTGGCCACAAACTCATCAATTGCTTTCATGGTTCCTGGGTGAGCCGGATGATAATCATCTCCACATAAAAGTGGAACCTTTTCTAGATGATTTAACTCTGCAATTACATTTTCATATGAATGTAACCCGTCAATGTAGACCATATCCCAATTGGTATCTTCTTCTAAAAGTTCTAGGCTTCTTTTTTGATGGACTTTTTCTAGGACCTGCCATCTCCGAGGATGATGAGAAGTAGTATGATCAAATACGGCACGGTGCCCATCATTCATGTAAATAGACATTGCATAGCCGATCGCAGAATTATCACCATGCTTTTCCATAATACCCCGGAAATGTTTTAACTTAAGTTGCATATTATTCATACCAAAAGTATCAACGCTATGTAGCTTAACTTTTGGTTGTAGACTATCCATAAGCACCCAAGTGGAACATCCAAATGCAGGGCCGATTTCTAATACCCGGCCACTAGTGACCTCGGCTGCAGTCTTTCCCAATGCATTTAAATGTTTGGGATTATTGAACCCTGGCACATCAAGATAATGTTTAATTGGTTTCGGTATGAGAACACCTTCTTGCATATTATATAATCCCGTATTTGTTTTTTAATTTTTGATAGTTGTGTTTAGCCTGTATGCCATTAACATTTTGTATTGTCGTAAACGTGTCATGGGCCTCAACCGGCCATGGATAATACTCTTCTAAAAAAGGAAAAGAATCTACATTTAAAAATACATCAGTGGGCCTTGCATAATAACGGGCCTGATCAACCAACAGTTGTGCTATGTTGGGTTTAAGCCTATAGGCATGAGCTCCTGGAAAGTAGGGTTTAGATATTAAAGAATTGACTCCAAGGGTGTGAGGAGTATTAAATTTACCATATGAGGGAGCCCCAAAAGAAATACATCCCCTATAGTCATTTAGGGCTGGAATGGGATCCATAACAACAGCGTCATGTTCAAATATAGTTACTTCTTCGTTAAAATCAACGCATTTTTTCCATAACAGATAGTGAGACATAAAGGCAGACATGCATTCCGGCATTCTGGACCAACGTTCTTCGAAACCCGACTTCCCAATCTTTTCTTTGACCATTAAGTTGGTAAGATTAGATTTGGGTGTAATGGCTTCAAATTTAGATACCGGCATTCCAAAACGTTCTGCAGATGCAATACATCTCTCGGCTACCCTAACCGATTCTGGATTATCCATAATTGTAATTACATAACTTTTCATGTAGTGGTACTCTTGAGATGTTGAATATGAGTATAAAACTTTCTGGTGACGTATAGACTACTAACCAATTGACGACACATGAGAGCGTCATTAGGCCACAGGCCATATTCCTTCACCAGTCCCAACATACTCAATGCACCTTTCTTGTTAATTATATATGCAGAATTTCCGGCCAACCCCTGAGGTATTTTATGATCATCAATATAGGGAGCCAATTGAAATTTGTCCTGCTTAGTAATAATTGACTCATAAAAAAGAGATGCCTTGCGTGTACACCCTAAAGGATTATTAATTCCTATTATGTTACCTTTAGATTTAGAGGGGTCAAAATCTAATCTATTAGTAAAGACGGCATCATGTTCCAAGACCAAAATAGGTTCATCCATCTTAGAGGCCTTTTGCCATAAACTATAATGACTAAGAGCGCATGCTATTCTTGCCTTTTTATTGGCTGTTTTATAGGCCGTCTTTACGAGACCCGTCTGTAGGTCTGTTACCTCTCCACTCCAGGGGTAATTCCATTTGATTCCATACTCCAATAACAATCTATCTACATCTTTGGGCACCACGGCATCAAATCTATTTACTTCAAATGGGTTATCTACCCTAAAGCTTGAGGCAAGAATTCCATTGAACCCAAATTCCGATATCTCAGAATCCTTTATGATGATTGCATAGGCCTTCATTTTATTTTATGTGATGTGTTAAGATTTACTTTTTGATAACGAACCGGGCTCGGATTAAGATACTGCATAGAAAGATTATAGGTATTGTAGATAAAGTCAGACTGTTCCAAACCATTACGCTCCGCGGCTGTTAATATCTTTTTGGCCCCAGTAGGTGACAATGCATAGCAGGCAGTACCAGGACTCATGATATGATTATTATACAATGTATCCCTATAATAACGCAACGGGTAATCGGGAGGGAAATCAGATATGCCATGTTGCAGAGGTGTCCTATAACTTGTATAGGGTTCTTTTGATAGGGCTGTTGGGGGCTCAAATGCATATTCAAAGGACAGAAACAAATAATCCATAAATGAATATTTTTCGGGCTTTGCTATACACAGAGAATCATGCTCTGCAAATATCATGGATTCACCCGCCTCAATCACCCGTTCAGCAAATTTTAGATTATTAAATAGACAGCTTTTCTTTATGAGATATTTTTGGGGTTCATTAAACCTAATTGCCTCGAGGCGACCATCCTTTAGATCTTTGTAGGGAAAATCATTTTCAACTAATGTAGTGGGTGTAATACCCTCATATAATTCAGCATCCCATCCATGACGTTTAAATGAATTTAGGGAGACTGCTGCCTGTTTCCTCGAGGCTTCAGTATCTATATAATGGATCTGAACCTTCATTTTTTTAGTTGATATAGAATTGAATAGCGACCATCACCACCAATGGTTCTGTGTGTGCTTTCTATTTCAAGATCCAGATCAATACACAGCCCGGCAAATTCATCTTCCGTAATTTCTAGTGGATCGGTTGATTTGGATTTCTGATCATCTCCAGTCATTAACTCAATAAATATTCGACCTTCATCATTAATTTGTTTTTTCCAAGCCCCAAGACTTTTTATGGGATCATACGAGTGATCAAAGGAATTTGAATATACAATATCAAACTTGTCAAACCACTCTTCCTTATCATCATGAAAATCATGTTGCAGTGTCATGGGAAAGGTTGTAGCTGTATATGATATCTCGGTTCCAATTATATCGGCCTGTGGATATTCTTCTTTAAAATATTTTTGTTCGGTGCCATTGCGTGTACCATGACACATTATATTGGCGGCATAGTTTACTAATGATTTAATTATTATAATTGTTTGTTTAGAAACCCACACCTTATGTAATTTAGATACATTGGCTCGAGTCTGTTCATTTACATAATCATTATGATCTTTGTATTCATAAAGTTTCATGTTATTTCCATTCGGGTTGAATTCGTTTTACTCTTTCTAATACAGTATATCCTACACGATGAATATAGTGAGTATGAATCTTCCATAATTGTTCGAGCTCCGTAATGTAGGTAGCAATGGTCTTAAATAGGCCGGTAGACCCCTTAAAGTTGGCCGTATCATGCAACACAATATACTTCCTTACCTTGGGGGCATGCATACTCAATTCACGGCCAAGATGTGAAGGAGTGTGAAGACTATCAATATGTAACATGTCAACATGAGAAACAGACTTAGGATCATGACTGCTCATCTCATGAAATTCATAATCTAAATTGTTTTGCTTTGCATAGTCATCAAACAAATGTTTATAGGGATTAAAGTATCTTGAGGCTATATCATAACCAATTAATTTTTTTGGTTTGGTCATCATAAGACCCGCAAAGGTAGCTCCTTGGCAAACACCCAATTCCTTGATAACATTTACTTCTGGGTCATTAGCACATTCTATGAGAGATTTATGATGCTCAATATATTCCTTGCCATGAGACCCCTGCTGAGCGGCCTTAATCTGTTCATAAAAATCTTCTAGGGTTGATGCTGATGAGGTTAGGTCAGGTTTAATCATTTATAATCTTTCTAAGTTGCTCAATGTTTTCTCCGGCAGTCGGTAATTTATCCTTTAGATAAAAATGTATGAACTTTGCTTCTGGTAATCTTACATCTGGTATGGCTGTATATAGGGCATTCCATTTCCAATCAAGTTGATGGGCCTTCATACCAGATTCCTTTACCCAAACATTAAGTAGGGTCTGATCTGTCGACCATTGCCAGGGACCCACGCCATCAATAAAGGCCTTGAATTGGGGCCTTCTTAAAAACTGTTGGGGTGTTTCTCCATTCAGATATTTATCTCTGATTGATTTATTGATAACCATTATACCCATATTAAAGAATGCGGCTATACCATCTTTCCATTTCCAATCAACGTTTCTGATAGACTGATATTGCATTCTTGAATAGTTCTGGATCTTTTTCTTATGTGCCGGTGTTATGGGCAGATCTCTTTCGAGCACAGCCGCAAAATCATTATTGCCGATCTCATCAAATATAGAATCATTAAGTGATTGTCTAATGTAGACATCGCTATCTATAATGGCTATAGAATCATATGACTTTAGGTAGGTAAATGCATTCTCCTTTTCAAAGATAGGAAGGTATCCCAGCTTCTCCCAGCCACCAGTCTTACCTCGACGATTGGTCATAAAAGGATCTGGCCTAATCATAAGTATGGGTTGTCGCTGAACATGATAGTCGGCTCCAATCCGCTTTGCATAGGCCTTAACAGACTCTGTACAAAAGTCATAGAGCTTGTTGCGGTTACCGACATAGACTTGATATATTAAGGTTTTCATTTGACTAACTCTAAAAGATCTTGTGGTGTTCTTGTATACTGGCCCAATCTACCGGACTGAAAGAAATGGACAAAGTGTGCTTCTTTTATTGAGTCCTTATCCACACCACCAAAGAATGGATTGTATAGGGCATTCCATTTCCAATCAAGATGCTTTACCCTAAGGTTTTCTTTCTTGGCCCAATAGTTTAACATAATTTGGTCTGTCTGCCATTTCCAATAACCCTTACCATCAATAAAGTCCTGGAAGTCCACCCGTTCCATAAACTCTTTGGCTCTTTGACCCCCGAGTATTTCCCTGATAGAAGTATTGTAGACAATGACACCAGAATTAAAGAAGTTACCTCCATCTTCATTCCAATCCCAATCATATTGCCCTAGAGGTTCCAGTTGTTGTTCTGAGTATAATTTTATACGCTTACGATAGGAAGCCTCGGCAGGCAGTTCTCTTTCAAACTGAGCTGCTATATCATAATCCCCAACCTCTTCAAATATACTTGAAGTGCCGGGTCTGACCCATATATCATTGTCTATTACACAGACTCTATCATAATCATAGACATAATTAAATACATTTTCTTTTTCATAGATGGGTAGAAACCCTCCATGTTGTTTCCAAGAGTTCTCAGATCTATTTGATGTGAAGGGATTTGGTTTAATACGCAAAAGTGGTTGGTCCTGACATACATAGTCAGCTCCAATAGTGTCGGCGTATTCTCTTACGGAATTAACACAAAGGTCATGTACTAAAGAACGTCTACCAACGTAGACTTGATATATTAGTGTTTTCATAATAATTAACTATATCATTAGCCAATGATAATGCCTGTTTAAAATTTTTTCTAAAGCGGTTAGATTTAGATCCACTATTAACAAACCATTTAAGGGTATCAATAGTACTATCATTTCTGATCAATTTATAGGTTGATCTACTGCTTAGCGCAATATCTTCCCATTGAGATCTGAGGTTCAATATCGTAAAAAAGTCATCCGCGCAATTGTGTCGGCTCTTGTTCATAGTCATATTCATCGTCATACATTACCTCATTGAGAAGTTGTTTTTGATCACTCCCGACAACCTCCTTAATTTTAATATCTTTTTCAATTGATTGTGACTTATGTTTACCGCGTTTCTTATTGCGGCTATCGAATCTAGAATATTTTGCCATTTGCCTTTCCTAATAACCTAACATTTCTTTTGTCATAATATAGTCTCGGACGAAGTCAGATCTTACGATATCCTCCCATCCAAAATTAATAACGCTAAAGTTTTTTAGCTGTTCAACGATCTGTATAAACTTCACTATACCATTCCTGTCATCTTCATACTTAAAATCACTCTGTTTATAGTCTCCACTAAAAATAATTTTAGAATGTCGACCTACCCTTGTGATGACAGAATCAAGTTCATGAAAATTAAGATTCTGCATTTCATCTACAATTATAATAGAGTTGTCAAATGTAGTCCCGCGAATAAATGAAGTAGATTCAAATAATAATTGTTTTCCTGTCAGCAGTTTATTGTAGGAGCTTTTATCACCAAACAACTCTCCACATATAGATTTATAGGGAGACGTAAATGCATCTTCTTTTTCTTCCTTGGTGCCCGGTAAAAATCCCATATCCCTTGTTGGTACCATAGAACGTATCAACACGATCTGATTCCATTCTGTTTCTTTATCGAGTATATCCTCAAGGGCAAGATAGAGGGCCATGAATGTTTTACCTGTACCAGCAGATCCAGCTAATACTAAATTGTCTCCTTCATCCCAAGCTTTATAGGATTGTTCTTGATTAAGGGTTAGAGGATCAAACTGAAGAAGATCATCCAGTCTGACAGTCATAGAATTATTAAGTGTTTTAATGCGTTTCATTAGTTATTAATGCGGTTACCTGGATTATTTTTTTTAATTTTACCCAGTAGATTATTCCAATCAGGGCCTGCTCTACGAAGTGTAGATGTGGTATCCGATACAAATTTTGCTGTAGATAATTTTTGTTTATATTTACCTGCCGCCAGCAGTTCATCACGTTCTGCTAGTGATAACACCATGTCTTCTTCTTGGTCGGTTTCAATATTAATAAATGTATATGATGGCATGTTAACAGGGGTTGACTTGCGCCAACCCCTCCTCCTAGTTAAGTAGTTTCTAATTTAGATTTTAAAAAATCATATTTACGTTTCAACTTAGATAATAAATCTAAATTCCCTCTTTGTTTTACTCTGTCCATATAATGAACCAATTCATTGAGGTCTTTAGATAATCTATCGAGTTGTATTCTACTCATAAGTTATTCCTTATTGTTAACGCAAAATAAAATTAGGATAAGCTTCCTTTACTAGATTTTTGGTGACACCTTTAATTGATAACTTCTTGTTGATCATATCTGCAAGAAGTTCTGCATCTCGAGGGTGCACCGACTCGAGAATGTCCAGAAACATTTTTTCCCGTTTAATTGGATTCATACTTTCTCCCTTGCCACCCTTTACAAAATAGGCCAGCTTGGAATTATGTTGGGTCCAATTGGATGGATGAGAAGATTCCGCGGCCGGTGTATAGGGTACGGGGCCTTTTGGCAAGAGCCATTGTACAGAATCATCAAAGGCACCTCGGAGCAGATCCCGTAGTGGCCAATTATTTTGTTGCTCTTGAAGAAGTTTAATTTTTTCGGCCTTGGACTTTGTTTTAGAAATCTTATCCAAAATCTCGAAAGTATATAATGTGGTTTTGTTTACCATGTCAAATAAAATCCTGTAGATCGTCTATTAATAAGCGACACTGTTTTTCAATTAAGAAAGGGAACACCTTACCTTTATTGGGCCACTTGTCTTGGTTCTCATAGTTATATATAATATCTTCTTTTATGTCTTTTGGGGTTTCTGCAAGATCGATTAATTTTTTATTGCGTAGATAATTGCGATAAACTTCTTCTCCCATACATTTGGGATCGTTTATTAGTTGATCAATTACTTTTTGTCTTAGAGGAGTCTGTCTTATACCATCTACAAACACATCATCACCCGATAATACATTAGGCACACCATCGGCTGTATCACCTTTGAGTATAAGCTCCATCAGCTGCTTACGAGGAGTAGGCTCTTTAATATACTTTCTTGTTATTGGTGAATACTGATGTATATTACTATACTTCTGTAACTGAGCAAAGTCTTTATCGCCAGAGATAATCATTACATCTTCACCACGACCGAACTCTTGAGTATCTTCACATAGAACACCAATAATATCATCAGCTTCACAACGATCGCATTCAACAACCTTGTAGGGGAAATTTTCTTTTATCTCTTCTAATACCATATTAGTAATACGAAAAAGATCTTTCCAATCAATCTTGGATACCTTACGATCGGCCTTACGCTTAAACTTATATTGTGGGTAGACATCTTTTCGCCAATTATTAAATCCATCAGCGCAGATGACTACCTCACCATATTTAGCTCTATGCCTAGAACGATGCATACGAATACTATTAAGAATCATATGCCGCACTAAATTTTCATCAATATCCATTTTCTGGGTAACTACATTAGATACCGCAATTCCATTATAATCTATTAATATCAAAGTATATCTCCGGTCGCATCAAACGTTAATTAATTATACCCGGGTTTGTTGAGAAGGTCAACCGGCTTTTAGGATTAATTTATTATATTCTTCTTTATCTACAATTCCCTCATCCAACAGTCTTTCACGGTTGAGCATATGAGCCGCTTGTGTTTCTTCTTTTGATCCTCCAAAGTAGGGTACTGCATGCCCTTCTTCGATAAGCAGAGTCGTGAGATTAGACCATGAATCTCGTATTTCATTATAGACCTCAAAGTCACCCAATACACGACCAAACTTACCTTTCATGTCTTCACCATTCTTGGCAACCTGGGTCTTCAGCTTTGGTTTGCCGGCCAGTAATTCTTTGACTCTATTTTTGGCTGCCAGTCCAAACAACTTTTCTACTTTATCTCGGGTCCTTGATTCTGGAGTATCGATGCCCATAATGCGGACCCGTTCATCTGCCAGTACAACTCCAAAGCCAAGTTCAATATCTACGTCAACGGTATCTCCATCAACAACATTTAATAGAGTGGTTCTATATTCGTACATGTTATATCCTTTACATGATTTTTATGAATTCTGCAACTTATAATTCCATTATAAAAATCATCACGAAGTAATACATCATAGTCAAATTGGTATTTAGCTTCAAAGTAAGAACATTCACCTTTTGTTTTACACAACCTTAGTATCTTGCGTTTAAAGCTGTCAACGCCGTTATTCTCTACTAGTTCTTGTACTTCCTTACTACTGCCATAGTAGGTACGCCAATCGCTCTCTACGCGCGTCTTAACGCGTCTCTTGCGCGTTTTAGTCTTGGGGAGTATCTTTGGTTTCCAGAAAAATTTCTTTCCCAGATAGGATTTGTTATTGGTTAAATCCGTAATAATATAAACAAAACCCTGGTATTCCTCAGGAGTCTCTTCAAATAATATATCATTATATGTCCACATAAAAAAAGTCCCACCTTTCGATGGGACTATTTATCACTCTTCTTCTAGCTGTTCAAATTTTATAGGCATGCCACACATTGGGCAGTACTGAGGTACCTCTTCATTATCTATGACCAACACTTGTGATTCTGTATCACATGCTGGACACTCGGCCCAATACTCTTCTTCCATGCATTTCTCCTACATACATAAATCTTCATATCTTGATGTATATAGGCGATGTGTACTTTTGTCTAAAACCCTATTAGACCTAAACCACTTAAAAAGTAATTTCACATGCACCTCCCTGACAAGCCACGGCACCCATTGTATCGATTTCCGTAAAACGCTTCTCGGCCAATTCATCAACAAAATCAATAGAACTAATGTTCTGTTGAATCTTTGTCCACTTATGGAGCAGGAAGACATCCTTGAGACAGTATTCGGCTTCCTTGAGATCATTCATAAAATAGTTATCAGCGAACTTCTTGAATCGTCTGATCCATTCGGCCCGCAGATCAGATACCTCGCCCTGATACTCTGGTGGTGTTTGGGCCACCATTGTTGCTTCCCACAAGTCACGAAAACCCTGCTTGCGGGTATCAACAATCAATCCAGAAGCAAACAACGCCGCCTTGCCATACTTAGCCACAATCTGATCCTCTGTCAGGACTTCTGTCATTGGTGCCTGGGCAAAGTCTTTATCACCCATTCCAGCCAAGAAACTGATCCCTGCAAAGCTATGGCGATTATCATATACATAGTCTTCTACCTGAGTCCACTGATGGGGCATTACGGTAACTGTATTAGATACGTTATGGCGTGTCTTTGGATTGACACATAACTCATAATTGGTTCCTGCTTCAACCCAATTGTTCTGGACCATTGATACCTTTTCAAGAAGATCGGTTGCATAGAGATCCTCACGATACAAAGAATTCTCTGGTGAGATGACAGGAAAGCCAACACAATAGTCCGTGCCATTGGCTGACCATACTGACTCTTCAACCATGTAGGGATTTGTCTTTGTGATCAGTTGTGCTACCTCTGTATCCTTGTTTAGTTGTATATGACGTAGATAACGAGGAGAATGCTCACCATGTATACCAGACGCCGTTTGGAGAAGTACGGAAGCATTTCCAGAAGGCTTAACGCACGTTGTTCTAGCTGCCGCATTAATTCCGATAAGCTCTGCAACGGTTTTATTAACTTGTTTAACAATTTCTGCTCCTTCTCTCTGAACCTCTGCATCCAGTAACACATCAGGGTTGTTCATCCAACCCGTCACAGATACGCCCAACAATGCTTCGCGTTCAAAGATTTTCCTTGATGTTTCTGTTAAATATTTAAAGTCCGTATAGCCAGCCTGCAGTGTACCCATAATGGCACCTGCACGGCAAGCCTTAAAGAACTCTTCTTTTGATGTACATTTAGAACCATTGATCTCCGTGAGGTTACAACCTTGCCATCCTGACTCACCGTCAAGTTGTGGGAACATACCAATCTCAACACAAGGGTTAGTTGTGATGTCTTTGTCGTCAACAAAGAAGAAACCTGGTTCTCCAAACTCTTTAATAGAGGCCATAATCTCTTTAAAATCATCACGTTTGATTTCATCGCGAACAATCACCGCAGAGTTATTAGAACGACCCCGCTGTGGATTATCAACAAACCAATTGCCGGTCTTGGCCTTCAACATTTCCTGATCATCTGGTGAGAATAAACATATTGTGGCCGAACGACGAACGCCGCCCGCTAATACAGCATCCGATGCATGCATTGCAATATCATAGATATCAATTGGACGTAGTCGGGTTTCTCCCTTGAGGATACGAGACTGAATCAGGTGTTCAATCTTATCTAATGAACGACGAAGTGGTTCGGGCCCGGGAGCCTTAAATCCACCATTAATCATTGCACCTTTTGGGCGTACCTGATTAAGGTCAAAATAAATCTTACGGCCGGCCATTTCTGGATACTGTTGATCACTAGCAAAGTATGATGACATCAACGCACCCAATGCATCGGCCCAACCTTCTACTGAATCTTCTACTACCCAACCCTTAGCCTGCTTCTTACGATCCTGGATATCGGGCATCTTATCTGCATGATGATACTGTACCGAGAATCCAGCGCCAGCTCCGCATAAGAGCACGTAAAATAGCTCAGAGAAGAACCTAGGACGATCCGCATAGGTTGATGTGCAGTTGTACATTCTCATCATATGCTTTCGTAATTGATCTCCACCAAACTGTAGAGCACGCTGTGCGCCCAATGCATATTTTAATTTGTAGAGAGACTCCGCCTCATCAATCAATAGTGATAGTTCCGGAGTCATCTTAT